CACGGGATTTTTAGATGCATTCTCTTCGACAACATTCATATTTACAAATTGGTATTGTTGGTTTAGAGCAATTTTGTTATAGTTGTTCTCGGTGATTTCAAAAAGTTCATTATAAATCGGATTATAATGCTGTAATTGTGTGATGTGAAACGGATTATATGGTTCGGGAACAGTTTCACAAATGGGCTCGGTAGTTGCATTGGCAACTAAAAATGACACATCAAAGGATTTTATTTTGGAATATCCAAGCGAAAACTTGGGATATGGTTCTCTTTGACTTGACATAAACAATATTATAATATTTTGTATAACTGGTTGGTATATTATAATTTTTACTAAACAAACACATTACAGTATGGATACGTTCAATATGAAGTAAGATAGTATGCACATAGTGTAAATAACCCAATCACAATATGTCATTAGAAATGAGAAAGTTTAATATGCGGGAGATTACATTTAAGCCAAATGAGAACAAGGGGCCAGTGATAGTGATGATTGGTCGTCGTGATACGGGTAAATCTTTCTTGGTTCGTGATTTATTATTTTATCACCAAGATATTCCAATTGGCACCGTTATTTCGGGGACAGAAGCGGGAAATGGATTTTATTCTGCACATGTTCCACGCCTATTTATCCACGAAGAATACAATACAGTGTTGATTGAGAACATTTTGCGACGTCAAAAGACAGTATTAAAGCAAATGAACAAAGAAGTCGCATCATATAACAGGACAACAATAGATCCTCGTGCATTCGTTATTCTAGACGATTGTTTGTATGACCAGTCATGGACGCGAGATAAGATGATGAGATTGCTTTTCATGAACGGTCGTCATTGGAAGATCATGTTAATTATTACTATGCAATATCCTTTAGGTATCCCCCCAAACTTGAGAACCAATATCGATTATGTGTTCATATTGAGAGAACCATATTTGACAAATAGAAAGCGTATCTGGGAAAACTATGCGAGTATGTTTCCTACATTGGAAGCGTTTTGTGCGGTGATGGACCAAACCACCGAAAATTACGAATGCTTAGTGATAAACAATAATGCAAAGTCAAATAAACTGAACGACCAAATATTCTGGTATAAGGCCGAAAATCATCCAGATTTTCGCTTGGGTTCAAAAGAGTTTTGGGATATATCGAAAAATATGGGCTCGGATGATGAAGACGAGGCATATGACCCGAGCAAATCAAAAAAGAAGACTGGACCAACGATTAATGTGAAGAAATCACAATGGTAATAATTTACGGAAAAAACAGCATAAAGAATACAAACAATATATAGTGTGCCTTTGTGGCTCAGTGGCAGAGCATTAGTCTTGTAAACTAAAGGTCCCGAGTTCAATCCTCGGCGAAGGCTAGCCTTCATGGCTCAGTTGGTTAGAGCATTTGCTTAGTAAGCAAAAGGTCCCGAGTTCGAATCTCGGTGAAGGCTAAAAAAATACATGTATTGTATATACGTATTTTTTTATAGAAATGAGCACCAAGCCAATTTTAGCAAAAGACCTGATGTCCGCTGATACTGCTTCGGAGTTGGGTAAGTTTGTAAAGAGAGTTTCTTACAAATTGAAACATCGCAACGAACATTTACTCAAAACCGGTGTGGAAGTGAACCCGGACGATCCATATGATTATCAAGACGGCGATATTTTGACGACAAGTGATACAGACTGGAAAGAACGCGTTTCAAAGATAAAACCAACGCCTTCCATAACGGCAGTTGGTAGCTTACGTTCATTGGGGCCAATTAAGTTGGGCACTATTTACCGTTTTACGAATGTGTATAGTCGCAATCCACGAAAGCTCACCTATACCAAGGGGAATACCGAAATCATCGGCAAAGTTTCTCGCATTGAACATAGCATTCGTATGATGAACAACAAACCCGAAGATGCAACGATTCAACTGTTGATGACACCAATCCATTGTACCAAGAACTTGAATTGCGATATCAATTCTGGGTCAGACACACCCGACGGAGTGTATCTTAGAGACCAGCGTTTCATTTACACTGCTACAACCGGGGTTAAGTCCGAAGAATCGCTTGGAAAATATCTCAATAAATTTGAGCCAGTTGATTTCACCGAAACTGAAAATGGCGAGTTCATGGTGACCGGAGATTTGAAGCGAGCACAGAAAGAAGTCGGCACTTTACGTAGCATGAATATTCCTCGCACAAGTGATGTTATGGATACAATTTTTTCGTATTTGACACCACTTCCTAAGAAAAATGGAAAAAGTGTGAGGATACCCAAAAAAGGTGCTACTATTAGAAGCAGTCATTCTAAGACACGCAAGAGATCCAAGTCCAATTCCAAGTAAGGAAATCTAGCCAATATCGGTTTACAATATGAATATTCAAATTGTAAAGCGCACAAAATTGATTATTTATCATTGTATAATAGAATACACAATAAACAACATAATATAAAATGGATAGTCAATATCTGATGATTTACACCTATGCAAATAAAAAAAAGCGTAAGCCAATACCAGAAAAAATAGAGAGTTGTGTGCCATTAAAAGAAGAACTATATTCAATAATGAAACACAAATCAGTATGTAGCGGCAAGCGCAAATGGATGAGACGTTTTAGTAAAAATCTCAATCCATTATTATTTGGTCAGCAACCCTCTCGAGTTCGGTTTTCCAATGAAATATTGACAGATGACGACTTATCTGACGATGAAAATGAACGGGAATAATGTTTATGTCTTACTCCTTGGTTTCTGGTGTAGATTCTTGGATACTCTTTGCCAAGTTTTCATTATATTCGCGAGTGGCCTCCTCTGTAGTGGCTTCGCGTTCATCAAAATTGACCGTTTCAGTAACACCAATTAAATTGCCCTCATCGTCCATGGATTGGGTAAGAACATTGCCACTCTTTTTTGCCTTTTCAATGTTATCAATAATGGCTTGCTTCTTTGTTTCGCGCACACGCTCTTCAAACTCTTTCTTCGCCATTTCCTCATTCTTCATTTTTTCTTTGTGTAGGGCGTTTAATTCCTCTTCCAAATATTCGACGCGGCCGGTCTTGTAAGCCTCGGGGTCCCACGGGATCCACACACCGACGGGGCCAACGAAAATATCGTGATTGGGGTCTTGCTCGCGAAGCTTCTTACATTTGTTTTCGGCTTCGTCTTGGCTGGGGAACACGCCGCGAAGCTTGAGTCCGCGCACAGATGTCTGGAACTTGTGTTCTTTGTTGAAGGCATCCATAACCTTCTCTTCTTGCTTGTCAATAAAGTTCTTGTAGTCGTTTTCAATACCAGACTTGCGGAGCTTGTCGGTTTCTTCTTTCACAAAGTCATTGAAATCGTCAATTAGCGTTTCAGACTTAAGATTGTACTTGTAGGCGATAAAGTGGATAAACTCAAAATAGCGTTCCATTGATTTAGAGAACTCCCATTGTTTGATGAATTGGTCGAAGAGAAATACTTCGCGCTTCTTTACTATTTTCTCGGGTGAGACGAAGGACATGCATGCGAACTTTTGTCCCGCAATCGGTTGGTCCTCATCGCATAAATCAACGTATTTAGGATTTTGTTCACCGTTGGGCAAGGTTTTACGTTCGAACTCCGTCATATATGATATTTTTTGGTAGAACCGTTTATATCATTATAGTAAGATTATATATTTGCATTTTTACCGAAAAAAAATGTTATAATATAATATAATATGTTCGAAAATAACGAGCTTGTGAAGCGTGCTATCAAATATTTAATCGAGGGTCTCGCCGTCGCATTATGTGCGTTGTTAATCCCCCGCAAGGCTTTAAACCTTGAGGAGATTGTCATCATCGCCTTAACTGCCGCCGCCACCTTTAGCATCTTGGATGTCTTTATCCCCGCTATGGGATCTAACGCCCGCACTGGTGCTGGTATGACATTGGGAAGTTCCCTTGTCGGCGGTATCCGTATCGCAGCCTAAGCGGAGCAAAAAAGCGGAGCAAAAAGCGGAGCAAAAAAGCGGTAAAAATACAACCATAATATGATTATTTTCATAATATGATTTCAAAACGTCAAGATTTTATTTCCAATATAGATGAGCGAAAAGAACAAAATACCAAACAAAAT